TTAGCATCTCCTGTAGCAGTGCCGTCTTCTGTACCGATCATTACCATTTCAGGATTGACCATGTCCCATCCTACACTGCCCATAGCAATAAGATAGGGATTATAAACAAATCTTGTATTGGTGATTAACGGAACAAACTCACGTCTTGTAGTTCCGGGTAATACTGTAGAGATCAGCACAAGTAACTGATCCTTAGTCATATGTGCATTTGCTTCTCTAATGCACTCTTTAACTATAGTATAGTCAAAGTCCTTAGTTGGCAAGTGTGCAGTGGGTGCTCTACCATCATATGCAGGATCGTGCGGTGTAGGAACAGCAATAAAAACTATGTCGCATTTTGCAACCATCTTTTTGATACTGCTGATTTGCTTAACCAGCGTAGCATCTTTTGTTTCAACATCGTATCCAAATACGTTATGACCAGCGGCTGCAATAGCTTCTGCACACGGCAGTCCTAGTTTACCTATCCCAATAAAACCTATGTCTTTCATTTGCGTTCAATGTCCTCTTCATCACAATATGCTCCAAACTGTATCTCTACAATTTTACAAGGATAGCTGTACGGGTTGTGCAGTTGGTGCCATTCATTTTCTGCTACATCCACTGTTTGATGTTTTGATATCAATCTTGAAGGCAATATATAACCTGAATCCATTTGCCTACTAACATTGCACATACCTTCAACTACATGCCAGTGTTCAGATCTAAACTTGTGGCGTTGCATAGATAACTTCTTGTCTGGCATTACTGTTAACTCTTTAACTTTAGTTCCGTCGTGGTCGTATATAACACGATAGTTCCCCCACGGTCGTTCAGTCCTAGGGTTCTTCCATTCATCTAACAGCCAACTACTTGAGTTTAGTTTATTATCGCCGCCGACACCAAATACAAACTCTAGCTTATCGCTTACTAGACTCATCTCTGGAATATTGTCAGTTGTTCTATCCCCACCGTTGGCAAAGATAATATGATCATTAAGATATGATTGTCTAACACTAATAATGGCATCACATGCGCTGTTGTCATCGTCATTAAATGTTATGACTCTGTCGACCATTATTAAATGTTCTATGATTGATTTACGTTCTGCTAAAGGCATGAATGGCCTACCTTTTTTACGGGTAAGCCATTCGTCTGAATTAACACCTACGATTAAAATATCGCCTAGTGCTTTAGCTGCTTTAAAATATTCAAGGTGCCCTGAATGTAAAGGATCAAAACCACCAGTTACTAATATTACTTTTCTCATAGTAATATTTATCTGCGTACATTATAGTCCAGTAGCTAATGGAAATATTGTTGAAATTACATGGGCACAGGCCCGTGCAATCTCCATGTGTTCCTTCTGTGTACCATTGCCATCTCGTACATCAATGTAATGGATCCATGAACGTAGGCTACCATTCATATACATGCGGCTTTCGATTAGACCTTCGGGTAATACAGCACGAGCTTGTTCTTTAGCAATACCGTTAGCAATAGCCCATTCGTATTCACGTTTGGCTGCATATATCACTCGTTGCTGTGCTCGGAACCATTCGTTTTGTAGCAGTGTGTCGTCTGTTACAACACTATTTTGTCTATTTTTTTCGTCTTGTAGTCTTGCTTCGCGAGTAACAAAATTTAAATCTTTTGTTGGATCTGCATAACGTTGACTAAACTCTTGAAATGCAAAACTTCTATGACGTAAAATTTGTCTAGCAATGTCTCGTGTAGTTGTGATTTCTATACAAGCTGATACCATTTCAAGTGGTGACCAATGTGCGTTTTTAATCAAGTACTTGATTAACTTCTCACTAGTTTCGGTATTGAGTTGATTGCTTGGATTGCTTACACGAGCACAAAATGCAACAAGGTCTTGTGCATCCTCAATACCTTGTTGTTGAAACTCTTCTGTAGGTTGGCTGTATGATACTAGTTTAACTTTCATTTTAACTTTTTATTTTTTAAGAACTTAGAAGTATGTTTTTTAATATCTTTTTTTATTCGATCTGTGTCTAGTTTAAAATCAATATTTTCTATGTTATCTTCGTACTCAGCTACAATTTCTTTGATCTGATTCTCAAAGTTTTCCCAGTTCCGAGAAGTATCTGAGTCAATATCTATTTCCCAAACTTTATCACTCTTAAATGTAATCCTAACTGAACTGAGGTACCGAAGNGGGACTACATTAAGTGTAATCTCTCCAAATACCTCAGGCCAACGGTCTACTACTTCTTTGGGAAGATTCTTCCCATGGGTCATTTTGCTTTCTTGGTCGGCAATAGTAGTTCAGCCTGTCTACGCATTTCTGCAGCCATCTTGCTTAACTTGTCAGCTTCACTGCGGAAACGTTTAGCTTGATCTTCTGTAGAAAGATTTTCCATTACTGGTTGACTCTCTTCAGTTACAGATGCAGATGTTGTTTTAGCAGATGGGCTAATGTCTTTTACTTTAGCAATCTCAACTACTTCAACGTTGTCTGGAACTGGGTTTTTAACTGCTAAGTCATTAACACTTACGCCTTGCTGTTCTGCAATCAACTGATTGAGTTCGGACAAGTCAATACGTGTTTGAAAGTTAGGTAACATTTCAACTTGATCAGTTGCTACCTTTACCAATTTTTGTTTAGCGTGTAACGATGGTAACATTGTACTACCATCTGAAAACTTAGCTCTAGCCAAAATATCTGCAAACTCTAGGGATGCTTGGCCTGCAGGCGATTCAACTAATGAAATTAATGAATCGTGCATTTGGTCTTCTAAACTCTCAGTAGGAATAACTAGGCAATAGTTAGACTCGCCGGGTAATGTCCTAAATGCTACTAAGCACTTTCTACCAGTTGTTTTAATTCTACCTACGTGTTTAATATCTGCCATGTTATTCTCCTTGTGGTGGCGTTTGTTCTGGTGCTGGCGGTACAGCAGCCAAGAACTTGCTCAGACGATCATAAAGCACACCTACGCTGCTCAGTTCACCTGCTTTGAATGCACCGCGTTGAGTAACAACGTCAATCAGACTTTTCATAGCAGCGAGGTCATTGATGTTTAGTTCAATGCGTTCTGTGCTGTCAGTTGTTGGTGCTTCGGGTGCGGTTTGTTGTTCGACTTGTTCGGTCATTTAGTTTCTCCTTGGTTCTTTTTTACGCTTTCTAAGAAAGCTGTTAGTTTGTTATAAGTTTGTCCAACTACCATCATTTCGTTGGGTTTAAAAGTGCCACGTGCGCTGGCAATATCAATGATGCTTTTCATAGCAGACAAATCATTCAATGTTAGTTGAAGGTCTGTATTTTCTTCTGGTGCTGATTGTGTATTTTCTTCAGACATATGAGATCTCCTCGTACAATATATATGCTTATGATTTATCTATTAACGCAAATGTGAATAGGTTAATCTGAAAAAACTTAGCTCTTTTTCCTGTTCAAAACCTATTTTAGTCATGTACGCCATAGTATTGTCTGAAATATCCAAACATTGCCCAACATAATAACGACCATTTAAGTTTTGATAAATCCATTTATCAATACTGGCAGTTACTATAGGGCTGTACTTTGATATTATAGTATAATGAAAGTGATGCGCTGGGAATGAGACTTTTCTCAAACCCAGCGTATTAAGGCTGTTTACTTTGCCGTTTTTTAAAGCCATTATTAACTATGAGCTTCTTCGTCGTAGTATGCGTGAGCACCAAATGGGGGAACAATAGTAGTATTACCGTGAATGATAAACACTGTATCACAGTAGTTTTCATCACCCCAGCTACCCCAAGGATAACCGTCTGTAAACATAATGAACTTCTTAGGATTAATATCATTAGCCTTCATGTAATCCCAGTTGGCATCAAACTCAGTACCACCACCGCCCATCGGTTGGTATTCAGTAATGTCATTGCCGCCGTATCCGTCAAAGTCCTGTTCGTTATACACTTTAGTATCAAAGCACCACACTTTAATATTGTAGTCTTTGTACTCGTCCATAATGCCTTTAATCTCTGTCAAAAAGTCTTTAGCTTGAGTATCGCTGATAGAACCTGACATATCAATAGCAATGGAAATATCAATAGTCTCGTCAAAGTTCATGCCTGGCAAGATTACACCAGTATGCCAACCTTTGCGGCTTGGACGAGCAAATGTGTAGTCGTTACGAATAGTGCTTTGGATTTGCTGACGAAGAATCTGACGCCAGTTCATCTTAGGCTCAGTTAGTTCACGAATCATTCGCTGAATCTCAGCAGGTGTATTGCCTGCACCAGCAGCCTGCGCCGCCGCAATAGTAGCTTCGCGAATCTCGTCTCGAATCTGTTTGAGTTCTTCTTTACTGTATTGCGGCCTACTACCTTGACCTGGTTTGTTGCCTGCACCGTCACCTTCCCAATCAATATGCTCGTCTAACAACTGACCTAATGCATCTAAGCTCTTGCCGTCTTCTTCTTCGTATATTTCGTCGTAAACTTGTTCTGCACTTTTGCCATAGTGCTTAACATCATGATAAATGTTAATACCTTTAGGCTGATCACCAATTCGATCACGTACCAACTGTCCGTTAGTAACATAGTCAATGGCCGCGTTCCATATTTTCTTATCGCGACCTTCTGTGCGGCTAATGTGATCAAACACATTATGTAAGATTTCGTGTGCTACTACAAACTCAACTTCTTTAGTAGATAGCTTTTCAAAGAATGGTCGGCTATAAAACAAATGACGTCCGTCGGTGGCAGCAGTATTGCACCAATCACTAGCGTCAACAATTTTCAGTCGGGTAGCCATGTTACCAAAAAATGGATGGCGAAGTAGCAGGCCAATACGTGCTACAATAATCTTATCAATAACAGGGTCTAGATGTGACATAGTTTTGCTCCAAATGTATTTACTACAGTATATATTATAACACCGCCCTTAGGCGGTGTCAAGCAGTTTATTTGGATTTCAACGCTTTTCTGTAGCTGCCGCAATGTACTTACCATATTTGGCATGGAAGTCGTCAAAGCATTGGATCTCATCTGGATCCAACGGCAACTGATATTGGGTAAGGGCAAGTTTGGTACCCATAACAACCAACTCAGTTTCAAAATTATCCATCATGAACTGGAAGAAGCAGTTAACCTTCTCATTAAACTTCTTGTCGTTCTTATCAGCGGCATCTTTGAGCTCGTAGCACAATGACACAGTTAACGAGTACATAGCACTAATTTCCTTAGTGTCCATTTTCTTAACTTTGCCGTCGAGGATGTCTGTTGGGTTAGGCAGTTTAGAGGCAATCCTACGATGAGCCATAAACTTAATAGCCAAACCTTCACCAACTGCACCCGATACCAAATCAGTCAATGTGTTTTCGTCTTCGTCTTCATCAAACAACAGTTCGGACACAAAGGTCCATGTACGTGGAGTAGCGAATGCTTTAGAGCCGCTTCTTGGATCAAAGTCATACAGATCCTTTTTAGAGAACTGCAAGAAACCTGCAACGTCTTTATGGATACGGTTGTCAGTAGCCCAGCCAAACCAGTCATCGAAGCTAACAGCCATTTCCAAGTGAACAAAGCGATTAGCCAGCGGCGCAGGCATACGATACGTAACACCCTTGTCAGCTTCACGGTTACCAGCGGCAACGATCAAGACATTGTTGGGCAGTTTATAAGTACCAACACGGCGATTCAAAACCAACTGATAAGCCGCTGCCTGTACAGCAGGAGCCGCTGAGTTCATTTCGTCCATAAACAAGATAATGTGTTTATGTTTTGCAGCCAATGCTTCGTTTGGCAGTTCAAGTGGAGGAGCCCATGCCATTGTACCAGTGTTGGCATCAAAGAATGGAATGCCTTTAATGTCAGTAGGTTCCCACAAGCTCAAACGGATATCAATCACGTGGGCTTCAAGCTCTTCACCGAGCTGTTTAACAATATCGGATTTGCCAATACCTGGAGGGCCCCACAGGAAGATTGGACGTTGTGCTTTGAATGCACGTCGGATTGCTTTTTTGCCAGATTTTGGACCAACGGTGCGTGAAATGATTTCGCTCATAAATACTCCAGGGTTAAAAAATGTTTAAACTAACTGCCTATGTATCTATTATAGCGCCGTTAGCACTATACGTCAAGCATTTTTTAAATGTTTTCGCCCGTTTGAGCATCTTTCTTTCGAGCATTTATAGCTTTTACTAATCCGTATTTTCGGATATCGTCCGAAAACATGTAAAGCTCAAACGATTTTTTCTCCGAAAAAACAGTTAAACTTTGATTAGTTAAAAAGTATGGGCAGTCCAAAAAATGATCAAAAAATATGATAGTTTGGGGACTAAGTTCAATCCGATCTGTGAATGGGATTTCGTATTCTTGTAGCTCTAGTTCAGTGACTAAGAAGGCGTACCCTTCTTCACTAAGGCGTAAACCACCGCCTTCTTTAGTACGCTTACTTTGCCACAACTTGTGTAGATGTAGTTTAACGTTAGCCTCGTCTGTACTACGGTTAAGCGAGTTTAAAAAAACTTTTGTATAAGTTTCTCTGGAAATCATAATAGATCTTTTACTTCTTCAAACACATGTTCGCTAAACATATTATTAGTAATTGGCCCAGCATGTGAATTATCTCTAGCCTTGTCTACTATACTAGGAAATTCACATTTTAGTCGAGTAAGATTGTTTAGCTGTTCATTAACCTCAAAAATCTTAAAAGAAGCTGTTGCTTCAATGCCATTAGTCCATGTAGAATAAAAAACTTTAGTTTGATATCTTTTACAAAGTTCGTTGACCAACAGTAAAGATTTTACAGATTCCAGCATACTGTAGTCTGGGTCAAGTAGTAATTCTTTAGATTGACGGATTATTTGATTTTGCCAATAGTCCAACGGGTCACCTGCAATGCTAGTATGGTAGTTCGACGAGCCCCTTGCGCTAAACTTTATTGATTTTTTAAATGCTCTAAACAATCTTCTTTCTAACGGCGGCAACAAAAAGAAAATGTATTTAGGTTTGAGTTGGTCTATAAATGCATGAAGATATAATGTTTGTAGATCTATGCTTGCACCACCTGCTGCTAAAGACCAATAAGGAATATTAATATTTTTGTATTCTTTTATTTTTTCTAATAATCTATAACTCCACACATCTTCTAAATTAAGACCAATACCTTCAGTAAAACTACATCCTAAAAATAATATAGGAAGTTGTGATTCCGCTGAAAAAGAATCACATCTAAATCCGTGTTCGTTGTGATTGTAAACTATTTCTTGATAGTTAGGATTCCAGTTTTCGCGAAGATCCCAGCCCTTTTCAGTTAATGTTTGATTTCCGTCCCCGGGGCCGCGGCCTAAATTTAACAAATCTAATAACTGTAGATTTGGTAAAATCATTTTAATATTTCGCCGGATGTTAGTTTTACCACTTCAAACTCTTGGCAGTTAAACATCTGATTTAACTTTTTTGCTAGGTTAATGGCATGTCCGGGGTTTGAAAAACTAACTTTCTTATATTTTGGGCCAGGATAGCTGGTTAAGCTATTTGCTGATTTTAAGTTAAACGGTTCGTTTTTATAAAAAACAGCCCAAATTGCTTCAGCCTCCAAGATCTGCTCGCTCTTGTAGGTTTTTTTGTTAACGTGTTCTAATAGCACCTTTGGTTTAGGTCTGCTCATATATGCGTCCTTGATATATACGCATATATTTATCATCAAGCCGAGCCAAAACCTCCGCCGTCCATGCGAACTGAAATATCGCCGGTTCCCTGAGATTGCTGTAGTTTGGCAAATAACATATCTTGATCTTCTACTATCTTAGCCATAACTTCACCTAGACAAAAAGCCAGCAGTTTAGCAGTCTTAATATCAAGTTTAAGTTCTTTTTGTTGCCCTAGTTCAGCAGCCTTGACCTGTTGCAAAAACTGCTGAACTGGAACTGTATTAATCGGACTTGGCATTGGATAAAACCTGCTTCATTTCTAAATCAGTTTTAAACGGACCTTTGTTTTCGTATCGTTCAATAGTGATAAGTTTAGGACAAAAACTTTTAACCCAGCCTTTGTCAAATCTAATAATGTAGTATCCAGCACAGTACAAACTTTTACTAGCATCGCTCTTAGTAAACAATGGTAATTTTCGTTGTACATTGTACACTGGATTAAACGGATGACAACTAGTGGGATATCCGTATACATCACGTACATCTTCCTGTGTGCTGATAGTAGTTTTGATTTTACCTTCAAAGAAGTCGGCGCCAAACGCTTTAATCAGTTCTTCTCGTTTACCAAAGAAACTGCTACCGTCATTTGAGCTTAGTACAAACTTGTTGTTGTCTTTCTTGTGTAGGGTTCCAATCTTTTCTCCGCCTTGTTCTACAATCCAAAATTTTCCATCTACAATAGGTTTTGCGGTAATCTGAGTCATTGTGTATTCCTTGGTGTGTATTTTGCCTGTAAAGGTTCTGCAAATGATTGAATACTATCAATCATACGCTTCATATTATATAAGTTGCAAAACTTCATTAGTCTAAGTCCTACTTGATCAACAGACTTAGCATGTGCATTAGTAGCAATAGTTTCTTTAATAACAGCTTTAATATCGCTAGGCTGATGTTTAAGATCAATCAACTGACGATTACGTTCGTAGTCGTCTAGCACTCTATGCTCTTCGCCATTATGGTCTACCCAACGCTGAAGCATCATATTATTCCACGCAAAGCCTTTGTTACTACGATCCTTAAATGCTTCTTCCAGCTTGTTCTTGCGAACCTTAGGATAGGCACTGAATACATTGTCTGAACTATCGCCACGCATACATTTTTCAAACAAGATCCATTCGGGATTAGGGATATCTTTAGGCTCGCCAGTTTTAGTGTCCTTAACCATTTTACCTTTTTTATCAAAGATACCTTCGATAGTAGTAAGTGTCTCTGCTACACCGTTATACTGTTTAACATTGGGAGCAATCAACTGATGGAAGTCGCTGTCTGTCGAGATAATCACATGGTCATCATTTGGATGATCAGCAATCCAACCAGCAATAAGATCGTCAGCTTCAAGCCGCGAATGCTGAAGTACTGTGCTATTACTCTTGTTTATAATGAAGTCTTTAAATACATCAAATGTTTCCCAGAACAACTTGTCTTCTTCTGCTTCCTTAACAGTCATAGCCGCACGAGTTTCAGCGCGATTAGCCTTGTACGGTTTGTAATAGTCTTTGCGCCACGACCTTCCTTCTAGACAGAAGACCACGTGCTTCCCTCCAAAGTCTTGCCACGCTTTCTTGATACTGTTAAAAGTAATGTGTAGAGCCATGCCTAGTTTAATGTCAGCGTCTCCGCGAACAACGTGTCTAGCACGGAAGAATGTATTAGCAGTATCAACTAAAATATATGTCATGAAACTTCTGATTTGCCTTTGCTGATTGGTGTTACGTTAATAAACCCGGCACCTCTTGATGGATCCTGACCTTCGTCTGCTAGTATGTTTCTAGCCAAATCTCTAAACCAACGATCAACAATCTCTTCATCTGGATCACCATCAAATCCGTAGCCGGCACGTTTTAATTCTAACACAAACTGGGGGTTCCAGTCAAGCTCAAAAAAGCCATTTCTAATGTTATCTTTGTTAATATGAGTATCTAACACTGCCACCCACGGCTCACCTTTAGCAGTAGCACGAGCTTTTGGAGTCATCTTAGCAGTCTCTTCTGCTTTTGTTGCAGCCTCAGCCGCATCCAATGCTGCTTTAGCAATAGCTGTTGATTCTTCTGCTGCCTTTACTGCCGCATCGGCTGTTGCCTGACTAGTAATTCGAATCTTATCTAGTCCAGTAATCTTTTCAAAAAGTTTTTTAATCATTATGTTCCCCACTCATTTTTAAATAGTGGCACTTGTAAACGGTCACTATAACGTAAGCCGTTTTTCATAGCCAATATTGCTACGTTTTTATTATTCATTGCGTAGACACTTTCTACACCGCCCACAGGCATTAGATAAACGTGGCCTTTAAATCCTGCTGTACGAAAAGCCGCAATAGCGCACTCGGCGTCAGCAAAGTCTTGTTCAGTTGCAATAACAAATTTCAAATATGCTGTGCCAACTTCTTCGTATTCGCATACAATCTCTGGACAAATAGCATCTTCCCACTTTTCGCCACTGCACGGCAGTTTAGCACTTACACTAAATGTAAGTTCTCTGCCTACTACACTATTCCATCTTTTTAGAAAACCTTTAAACTCTGGTGTAAGTTTCTGAGTACCGTTTGTTTCAAACGTAATCTCTTTTAAGTCACGCATCTTAGTGTTGTTAATCAAGTCTGGATAAGCACGTTGCCAACCTAGCAACGGTTCGCCGCCTGTAATAACCAAATGTTCATCTTTCCAATGATCCTGCGGAAGAATTTCACAAATGCGATCTGCTATTGCTTCACTTGTAAGCATTGGACTTAGATCTTTAAAGTCCGGATGCCAACTGGCATAGCTGTCACACCCTGTGCTTACTAGTGGCAAGTCTTCATATTTCACAAAAGACTCTATCATTGTATGTGTAGCCGCAATGTCAGTTGCTTCGTGACTGACTTCGCCACGGGGCATACCAAAGCCTGCACATTTAAAGTTACAGCCAAATGTGCGTAGAAACACAGACGGGACACCCATGTAGCGGCCTTCACCTTGTATGCTGTAAAACAGTTCAGCTATTTTTATTTTGCTCATTCTTTTTCCTAAAATCTTCTACATCTATTATAGCACTTTTTAATGTTTCTGCATAGTTCAAAGCGCCTTGTCTTTTCAAACAAACAGTTGATTGGGTATCAATATAACCTTTAGTAAGCAAAGTCCAAATATGATACCATCGTGTTTTAGACCAAAAGTTAGTTCTACTAGTGGTATAGATAGTTACTTCAACACCTGTATCGTCGGCTTCGACCCAAACATTGTGATCGCATTCACTACTGCCACATTCACATGTAACACGATAAACTTTTGAGTCGCCCCAATCGTTATGTTTTAAAATACCTTCTGCGGGCTGTTG